GTTCGACTTCTTTTTCGATGCCGGGCATGTCGGCGTTGAAGTCGATCGGGTAGATGTCCTGATACTTCTTCGGCGGGTTCTCGGCGAAGGCGATGGAGCCGTCCGGCTTGTGGCGGAACCAGTTCGGGTGGGCCTTGACCCACGGGTGATCGGGCGAGCACTGCAGGGCGAAATCAAGCGCGATTTCCAGACCCAGTTCATGTGCACGCTGGCACAGGGCCTTGAAATCGTCCATGGTGCCGAGCAGTGGATCCACGGTGTCGTGGCCACCTAGCTCGGAGCCGATGCCGAACGGGGAGCCCGGGTCATCGGGGCCGGCGACCAGCGTGTTGTTGCGGCCCTTGCGGTTGGTCACGCCAATCGGGAAGACCGGCGGCAGGTAGACGATGTCGAAGCCCTCGGCAGCGGCGCGTTCGAGGCCGGCCATCGAAGTCTTCAGCGTACCCTGAATGATCTTGCCGGTGTTCGGATCGATGGTGGCGCCTTCGGAACGCGGGAAGAACTGGTACCAAGCCGCGAAGCTGGACTTCGGGCGTTCCACCTTGAAGCGCTGGGGCTGGCTGGGGGAGATGCCGTCGCGCAGCGGGTGAGTCTCGTGCAGGGCGGCGATGGTCGGGTTGTCGCCGGCGGCGAGACGATCCTCGGCGCTCAGCGTCTGATCGGCCATGGTCTCAGCGGCCTTCTCCAAGGTCTTGCGATCGCGTGCGGTCAGGCCGGTGTCCGGGGTTTCGGCCCAACGGGCCAGCAACTCGGCACCGGAATTGAGTGCGTTGTCCACGTCGTCCATCACACGCACCTTGATGCGGGCGTCGTGCAGCCAGGAGACGTACGCGTCTTCCCAACCTTCGATGGTCACGGTCCATTCGCCGAGCTGACGCTTGACGGCCGCGTAGCCATCCTCCCAAGGCTTCAGATCGCTGTGCTCGCCGCACTTGACCATCACGGTCCAACGATCGAGGCCGGGATTTACGCAGGTCATGGCCCGGCGCATGGTTTCCTTGCCGCGCGGGTTGCGCACGATGGCGGTGGCACCCACCTTGGTACGGCCTTCGATGAACACCTGGGCGGTCATCTCAAACGGTTCGCCGAGTTCCACACGGGCGGGGAAGATGCCGCGCTCCTCGGCGGGAGTGATGTCCATGACATTGATGCGGCCGAACTGGCCGGGCTCGTTTGCTTCGATGGACGGTGCGGGGGCTTCGACAGCCAGGCCTTTCAGCGCTGCTGCGGCGCGTGCCGTTTCGGCGCTGACTCTCTTGCGCTTGGTTGCGGGGCTCTTTCGGGCAGAAGTCGCCTTTGACTTCGTTTTCGTGGTGCTGTTATCGGTATTACTAGTGCGCGTGGTCGCGCGATGTTGTACTGCTGCCATAAGGCCCTATTCTAAGGGCTTTTGAACATATGTTGCGCATTGTGGATAACTATCAGGTAAACGTTCGGTCAACCGCATGAGGTGGATAACTCGGCGGAAGAGTTATCCACAACTCGCCGGCAAACGGCAAGCTCGGACCACATAGGTCGAAAAACCGGCTGTAGCGAATGAAAATCTGCCATGATCGTGGCCTACCCGCACACAGTGCAGTATGCGGGGAAACGTACCAGGAAAGGACGAATGATGATAACGACATGGCGGCAACGGGGCATGGCCATCGTAGCGATGCTGACCGGTCTGATAATAATGGTGGGAGTGGTGTTCGGCTCGGCGAATACGGCGTATGCCGCGACGTTGACGCCCGCCGACGAAAGATATCACGTGGCGTTTCCATACAACGATATGGAATATTACGTCGGTGTCGCGGGGCTGGACGCTTCGGGCAACAAGTACTACTGCATCGAAGCGGGGAAACTGAGCGACTATGTGATAGGCCCCACCACGGTGCTTGCCTCCGATGAGAACGCCCGGCGTATGGCATGGATCCTTGACCGGTACCGCGACACGGATGCCGCCACCCATGCGGCGATCGGCATCATCGTGCAGGATCACTTCGGGCGCGATCGGGACGAGTGGGCGAGACAGATGGCGGTCATTCAAGGCCGGTACCCCGAGATCGTGGCGAAGGCGGCCCGGATATGGGATCAATCGGCCGGCAAGACGCCTGCGGGCACGACGGTGGAACGCACCGATGCCGAGGCTTTGCGCAGCGGTTCCATCTCGGTGAAAGTGGTGAACCGCGCCGGTGACGCGATCGCGGGAGTGCCGTTCACCGTCACCTTGCAGGGGGCGGCGCGGTTCGTCCAAGGCGGCAACACGTTCTCGGGGGTGTCGACGAGCGCCGGGTCCTCGATCGCGTGGGAGGCGACCGGCGCCGGCGAGGTGACGGCGAACACCACATACGAGTATGGGCGGATGCACGTCATGGACAGCACTCAGGACATGCTGGCCTTTGACTCGATGGCTTCCACTGGCGGCGCGTCGACGACATTTCGGGTGCGTAAGGATTTTGTTCCGGCGGTATCCACCAAGGTCTCCGAGAAGGTGCTTGATGTGGCTTCTCCGGTGTTCGATGACGTGACCAGTGGCGTGGCGGATGCGGACAGTTATTGGGTGCCCGATTTGGAATTGCAGGCCCGCGGATACTATTTCGATGGTCTTGATACGGGCGATGTGGGCAATGTCATTACGCCGAATGCACAAGAGAGCGCCGATGCTTTTCTTGCGCGATTGGCGACTTTGGGTTATGAGCCGGTGGCCTATGGCAAGGCCTCTTTCACCGGGGTGGGGCAGCAGGCACGTGTGCAGGCCATGACCAAGCCGGATGACGGTGCCGCTTACCGGACCAAGCAGAATAGCGGTTTTGGCACATGGGTATGGGTGTTTCGGCGGTCCGAGCAGAGCAAACAGGCGCAGGAATACCTTATAGGCGACTGGATAAGTCCGTTTATGGAGGCTACGGAAAGCAATACAAGTCGCAGGAAGCTAGAAGTCATGTCGACGGTCACTGAGCATTCGGCGGATATCGGTGCCGAGCTCAGCGACACCATTACCGTATCGGGATTCCCTGCGGATCATGGCCAGTATGCCGGCAACGAAGAGTATGAGTTCGCGGCGGATCGGCCGTATGCGACGGTGAGCGTATGGTGGTCCGGCGATCCCGACAACCCCTCCAACGATGAGGCGTACAAGCCATCCGGGGGAGAGGTTCCCACGGAAGACGACAACCACCGGTTGCTGGCCACCTGGGAGATTCCCGCGATGAACGGCACGTTCAAAATCGGCGCCGGGGCGTTGGACGCGCATGGCGCTCCTATGTATCTGACCGCCGAACGGCCTGGGTGGTACGTGTTCGTCTGGCGGTTCGAGGGGGATGACCGTGTTTCCCCGGCGTCCAGCCGGTATGACGATGCCTGGGAGCGTGTGCGGGTGTTGCCCCCATGCGAGTCGGAGAAACCGTGCGAACCGGAGAAACCCGAGACGCCGCCGGCGCCGGCGGAGGCAACCACGCCCAACCCTCGCCCGTCACTGCCCGTCACGGGTGGCGATGTGTCGCTTGCCTCGGTTCTGGCCGTGTCAGCTCTGGCGATAGGCGCCATACTGTCCATCGTCGTTCGGTGGCGTCGTCGCTATGACCGATTCAAGCACTGGACGATGCGCTGGCCGATACGTTGACCCGCTGCGGCATGATGCCGATGATGTCGGCTGGATGGTGAACCACACTCCGCTTCTGAGCAGAAGAACGGGAGCTGGGCACGAAGTCGATCGTAACATACGACTTGTGCCCGGCTTCCGCTTCGTTGAGAAACTTCACGCCTGTCGCCTCCCGTGGATTAGACAACTGAAGATCCGCGATGAAAATGACGAGACGTTTATGATCGCCGACTTCCCTGGGCACCGTAGCTGCCTGATCGCCTTTCATCCATATCGCCACGGTAAACGGAAAGGCCGCTGATTTCGGTACCGAAATCAGCGGCCATATAACCACGTTCGTAGCGGGGCATGGATTTGAACCATGGACCTCTGGGTTATGATCCCGACCGGCCCGAAAATCAGGCGGCCAGAACCATAGCCTGGGCCTTCCATGCCCCGCCACGTAGGCGGAAGTCGTCAACGTTGACGACAGGCAAACCTCCATTCCCATCGTTATCGTTACGGCGCTCGCCGATGATGCTGAGCGCCTTGGCCGGCGTGAGAGTCGGATCAGTCAGGACGTCAAGGGAGACGCCCACGAACTCAGCCGCCTTCCACATGTCATTCAGTGCCCAGTTGCTCTCTCCTGACATCATGCGGGAGAGATTCTGTGGGCGTCTGCCGATGTATTCGGCGAGGTCTTTTCTGTAGCGCCCTTCAAGCTGCATCAGCATATTCAGGTTCAAAATCGCTATGTCCTGCGGGCTAGCTGCAACCTTTGGGGCTGTCATAGTTACCGTCATGCCCTTAATGATACGCAAAAGTGATTAGTAGCGCAAGAATCTCAGCATGTCGAATCAAAATCAAGACACGCCGAGAGTGCTCGAAATCGATTAGTGCGTGATATGGTTAGCAACCATGAACGCCAATCAAAAACGATTAGTGACGCTTGAAGGTGATAACCCAGCGTCCCGCATCTCAGGACTGATCGAGATGCGTCATTGCCTTCAGAAAGACGTGGCGCTCGCCATCGGTATGAGCGAACAAGTTTTCTCCAACAAAATGAACGGCCTCCGATCCTTCTCTGCAAAGGATTACAAGGCGCTCGCCGACTTCTTCAACACCAGTGTTGACTACCTCATGGGCCGCACCCTCGACCCGTGGCCGGTGGACACTCCCCAAGCCGAGGGGGTGGCGTCATGAAGGTGAAAGACCTGTACTGGGCGGCCAGGAACTCGACCTTTTTCATAAACCTGGAGAGCGAGGGCCGGCCGCTGCTGTGCGAGCCGAGACTATCCGACGAGGGTGGCGTGCGCATCCGTCTGTGGCTGCGCGACCCCGCGGGAACGGGGACTGGCGGCGCGATCGCCCTGCTGTCCCGCGACGAGGCGGCGGTCTTGGCGAATGCGATCGACACTCGGCGCAACTGGGTCGGCGAGAAGGCCGACGACGCCTTGCCACGCATCGGTGTGAGCGCCACCGTGGACTCGACCATGATCCGGTTCATGGAATGCAGGGGAGAGGGGCATATCGCCCTGACCGTCACGGAAGCCGGACGTCTGGCGTCATGGCTGCACGACATGGCCGACGGCCGTTGGCGCGACCACAACGGATATGTGCCGGAGGTAGTGAAATGAGTAACGCCTATGAGCGTCGTGGCGCACAGCTCAACATGGAAAGCCTTTACATACGCCACGACGTCATCAGCGAGCGCAAACTGGCAAGGCTTAACCCCGATCGTCCAGTTTCTTTTCGAGCCGGTCAAGCCGTAAGTCGATTTGGAACAACGCTTGGGCGATGTCCGCTAGGCCTTCGGTCATCCGTGACTCATAGGCATTTCTAGTGCTTGCCTGAGCCTGCTTGAACTTCGTTTCCGCTGAGCTCGCCCAGCTTGCAGCTCCACCCATTTGAATACTTCCTTTCCCCGCATGCAGCGGATTGTTTGTGTTGCAGCTTCAAGCCTACGCGGCACGGGGAAAGGGCCTTATCTTCTGAAAGGAACCCTCATGATCTGGTTCGTCATCTCCATCATCCTGCTGCTCTTCAGCTCCGCCGTCACCTGCGTCGCGATGTCCCGCGACGTCAAGGGGGCCGGCATCGGCCTCATTCCGGGCCTCGTCGGATTGCTGCTGCTCATTCCCGCATGTCTGTATTCCGTGGACGTGGGCGAGGTCGCGGTCATCCGCAACATGGGCGGCAGTCTGGCCGGTTATTCCGAAGACGCGGGCTTCCATTGGAAGACGCCGTGGCAGAGCGTCGTCAAATACGACACCCGTAACAACCTCATCAACTTCTACAAGGACACCGATTACAAGTACGACGGCGGCAGCGCGGTCGGCAAGCAGGTCACCGTCAACGACAGGAGCGGCGCTTCTGCGGACATCGACATCCAAGTCAACTACAGCCTTGATCCGAGCGCGGCCGAATACCTGTACTCGGAGTATGGCAAGCAGCAGACGTTCACGCAGAACTACATCAGCAACGATCTGCGTTCAGTGGCGCGCGAACAGTCAGGGAGGTTCGACACCCTGACGATGCTCACCAATCGCGGCGAGTACACGAAGGCGGTGCAGGATGCGCTGGCGGCGAAGTGGAGGAAGATCGGCCTGACCGTCGAGCAGGTCAGCGTGCAGGACGTGCGCTACGGCGAGGCCATCACCAAGAAGTACACGGAGGCGCAGGCCGCCGAGATCGACAAGCAGAAGGCGCTCAACGAGCAGCAGGTCGCCAAGACCGAGGCCGAGACGAAGAAGATCAAGGCGCAGGGCGAGGCCGACGCCAACGCCGTGCTCAACGAGAGCCTGACCGACAACGTGCTCAAGCAGCATTACATCGACGCATTGTCCAACGCGGACCAGCTCGTCGTCGTCCCCGACGGCGCGGACACGCTCGTCCAGACCAAATAAGGCGGCGGTCATGTTCAAGCGCTATCCGTACACCATCGCCCTGTTGACCGTCATATCGTTCGTCGTCTGCATTGTGTGGCTGTTCACCCATGAGGCGTGCATGCACCCGCTCGGCAACGGTCTGGCCGCGTGGTGGGCGTTCATCGTCGTGCCCATCCTGCTCGTCACCATCGTCGAGGAAGCAGGAGGAGAGGAATGAACTTCGATGCACTCGTCTGGCAGCAGTGGGTGATCCTCGGATACGCGCTGCTCGAACACTTCATACTCATCGGCACGCTGCGCGAAACGAAGGCCAAGCCGGGAGCGGTTGTGTACCAGTTGCTCAGGCTCGTCATTCTCTGCGCGCTCGTGCTGACCATTTAAGGCTTGCCCGCCGCCATTGCGACCTTCCTTCCGATGCGGCGGGCGGCGACAAGGAACAAGTCGTTAACACCACCTCTCTCAATCGGAGTTCCCGCCCGCCCCCCCCCCGGCGGCGCGCCAAGGGCGGGCAGGTTCGCCCCCGGTCGAGATTCGCGTCAGGCGGGCGCGGGCAAAGACCGGGAAGCCGTTCGATTCGGCCACCGTCCACTGCGATCGCGTCAACGTCGCCCCCTCGCACGCCACTGACAGGACACGCGGAATGCCCGTGCGAGCGGGGAGCGATGGACACGGCAGGCTTCGACTCCTGAGGCCGCACCACCGAGTCCAGCGCGACCGCAACCCGCAGACTCAACAGCGACCCGCAATGGGATCGCACGCTGATCTTCCCCCGCTTCGGCGACGTGGTCGTTGACCGCGACCGCCGGCAGGTGTCCGCGCGCTGCATGTGGAAGATCAAGGCCGACTACCAGATGAAAGGAACCAAGAAATGACCGAAGAAAAGACCGATATCTCGCTTGAGGAACGCTTGGCGAAGAGACTCGCCGCCCGTCTGCCCAACTACGACGATGGCCGCGCCGACACCGCCGTCGTGAGGGACGCGCTCGAATGCGCGCTCAAGGACGCCGGCGTGCGCCTGTGCGAGCCGGTCAAGGCGAGCGTGTATGTCGCCCCCGATACTGGCGGGCTGCCCAAGTTCCTCGAAGAGGCGTTCAAGAACGCTCAGCCGATAGGCCGCGTCATCGCCGAGGAAGACGAGGAAGACGAGGAAGACGAGGAAGACGACGAGACCCTGACCGAGCTGGAGCACATGCGCGACGTGGCCGACAAGGCCTATACGGCGCTCTCCGACCTCGCCCTGCACTGCCACAACCGCCGCGAAGACGTGGCATGGGGCATCGCGAGCCGCGCAGCCGAGGACGCGCACGCCCTCGCCACGTTCGTCGGCGACTGGATCGAGGACATGGAGGACGAGGACTAGTGGCCGACGAAACCGTCATCACGATCATCGGCAACCTCACCGCCGACCCCGAACTGCGCACCCTGTCCAACGGCAATCCGGTCGCGTCGTTCACGATCGCCAGCACGCCCCGCACCTACAACCGCCAGACGCAGCAGTACGAGGACGGCACGGCGTTGTTCCTGCGCTGCTCGGCGTGGAACGACCTCGCCCGGCACATCAGCCAATCATGCTCGAAGGGCATGCGCGTGATCGCCCAGGGCCGCCTCTCCCAACGCTCGTATCAGGCGCAGGACGGCACCAACCGCACCGTGGTCGAAATGACCGTGGACGAGATCGGCCCCAGCCTGCGGTACGCGACCGCGCAGGTCACGAAACAGGGCGGCCACAACGGCTATCAGGGCGGCGGCACCTACGGCAACCCGAACGGCCAGCCCCCGCAGCCCCCGCAGCAGACGACACCGCCGCCGGCGTCCGACCCGTGGGCCAACGGCGGCAGCGGCCACACAACGGACATGTTCGCCGCCGACACCGGCGACCCGGAATTCTAGAAAGGACACCCTCATGGCAAAGAAAAAAGACTCGAACCTTGTCCAGGACGCGCTCATACCCGACGAAATGAGCCCGCTGAGCCTGCTGGACTTCAACAGCTCGTGCGCGAAGATCAAGCAGGCGGCCGTGGACTTCCGCCGCGCGGTCAACCACAAGATGCAGCTCGAAACCAAAGACGCCTACCTCGACAAGTTCCACCAGATCGACCCGTACACCGAGGCCGTGTACGACACGGACGCGCTCGCGCAGCACATCATCGACTGCGCCGAGGTCATCAACCGGCTGCTCACCTATCCGAAGGACGCACGCCGCGCGGTCCTGTACGACAACCTCCACGACAGCCTCGCCACGTTCGAGGAAAGCGCGCCCGACTATCCCGATCCCGACGACGATGCTGACGAGACCGACAGAGGAGAGGCCGTCGATCCGACCACCGGCGAGATCAAGTAACCACACATTGAGAGAGGCTTATATGCAGCAGGCAAACAAAAAAGCCACCCGCAACGGGGTGGCTCAGGAAAAGATGTGGTCGATATCAGCGCTCCGACGTCTCATCGGTTGGCACGACGTCTATGGTTTCTGCGTCCACATACGCCATAAAGCCGTCCGGCACTCCGTCATTGTCGTTGACGCACACAAATTCATCGTCCTCACGATCTGCCGTCAGTTCGACGAACTTGCGCAGCTCACCGAACGTAAGCTGCTCGAAATCAATCGTCACACACATGCAGCGCTGGGTCTTCTTGTCGTTGCTCATAAGTCGATTATCGCATGTCGTGAAGGCGGCGCGCCATGTCTGTGAACTTCGACAGCACCTTCGGTTTCGATCCTGCGGTGCAGGACAGCAGCATGGCCGCGCGCGGACTGTACGCGACGATGGTGACGTGGTGCGACCACCAGATATACACGCGGCCGGACTCGTTCGACGGCACCTTCGACCTCAAGCGCGTCAGAAGCGTGGGCGGCACCGTCAGACTCGTGCGCGAACTCGTTGAAAACGGGCTCTTCGAGGAGGCCGGCGAAGGCGTGTACAGGGTCGTGACCCGTCGCGGCCTCGCCGTGTTCGGCAGCTTCAAGAACCAGAAGAAACCGCTTACGCCCGAAGAAGCCGCCGAACTGCACGAGAAGAAGGTCGTCGCCGGCCACGCCGGAGGCAAGGCGTCGGGCGAGTCCCGCAGGGCGAAAGCCGAAGCAAACAGGAAGCAAAACGAAGCAGACGCGAAGCAGACTGCTTCAACTTCAACAAAGCAAACAGGAAGCACTACCGTACCTAACCAAACCAAAACCATGCCTTCTTCCTCCCCTGACCCCTCCGGGCCGGGATCGAAGCAAACCGCGTCGGTCGCCGAGGCCGAGGCCAGGGCGTTGGCCGACCCGTTCGCCACGGCGTGGAACGCCTACCCACGCCACACCGGCTCGCGACGGGAAGCCGAGAAAGCGTGGGCCGCAGCCGTGGCCGGGCACGACGGCACGTCCGCCGTGACGGAAGCGCAGCTCATCGGAGCCGTCATCGCCTACGCCAAAACCGTGGACGACCCCAGATACGCGCCCAACATGAGCCGATGGCTGCGCCAAGGCGCATACATGGACACCATGCCCAGCCAGCCGAAACCATACCGGCACGCACTGCCCGACGGCACCGTCATCGACGACCGGTGGATCACCGGCCACATCCGGGACCACGTGCCCGTAGGCACCTTCACCGACGCGATGAGAGCCGACTTCTGGGCCAGCGTCAAAACCGGCATCGACCCGGAACAAAAAGCCAAGGAAATCATCAACGAATGCCAACGAAAGGCCAGCCGATGAGCAGCAAGCCAACAGCCGAGACCCGCAGAACCGTACAGAGGCGAGACCGATACCGATGCGCCATCTGCGACCGGGAAACCGGCAGCCACTGGAGCGGCGACAGCATCCACCACAGGGAACCGCGAAGCCACCCCTTCGACCGGCTCCACCAACCCGAAAACCTGCTCCAACTCTGCGGCAGCGGCACCACAGGATGCCACGGATGGGTACACGCCCACCCCGCACGCGCCTACCGGCTCGGCTACCTCGTCCACACGGGCAAAGACCCCGCCACCATCCCCGTCTACTACCGCACAGGCGGCTGGCAGCAGCTCAACAAGGACGGCACCCGCCATCCCTGCCCGCCACCCGAAGACCTCCCCACCCACATCGACATCAAGAAAGGCGACCAATGAACACCCAACACGACATCACCGTCAGCGGCAAACCCCTCAACCCGCCAAAACCGCCAGCCAAACCCCACATGCTCCTATGGATCGACACCGAAACCACCGGCATCGACCCCCAGCAGTGCGAACTCCTGGAAGTCGGCATGCAGGTCACCGACCTGAAAGCCGAAACCCGAGGCGACAGCCTGCACCTGATCGTCCACCCCGACAACGTGCGCAACTGGGCCAACCACCCCGAAATGCTCAAAGCCTACGAAATGCACCTCGCCAACGGGCTCATGCTCGCCGGCGCCGAAGCACCCAAGACCGGCTACGACTACAAGCACACCGCGCTCAACATCCACGAATTCCTCAACGACCAACTCAGCCAATACACACTCCACCCCGCAGGAACCAACGTGGACTTCGACCTGCGCCAGCTCGACGTGCACCTCAGCCGCCACCTCGAACACCCCATCACCCAAGGACTCCACCACCGAAAACTCGACCTCACCAGCTTCCGCCTCGCCGACCAAGCCATCGGCGGCAACCCCTACCAAAACCACGCAGGCACCCACCGAGTCCAGGACTGCATCCGTCGGGACATCAACGACTACACCGCCTACCTCGACATCATCCGAACCGGCACCCAAGGAGACAGGCAATGAGCTGGATCAACGACCCCGTCAACAGCCCGAAGCATTACACCGACTCACACCCCGGCATGGAATGCATCGACCTGACCGCCGACACCACCTTCTGCCTTGGGAACTGCTGCAAGTACCTGTGGCGCTACCACAGCAAGGGCCGGCCCTTGGAAGACCTCGAAAAAGCCCGATGGTACCTATGCCGAGTCATCGACTACGGCGAAAAGATCGCGTGGACGCGCCAACAGTACGACATACTCACGGCACTCGTCGCCCACACCGTCGGCGTCGAAGCCAGAACATGGGCAAAACTCAAGCAAGGCTACCCCGACCTCGCCCTCGTCCTCATCGACGAACTCATCAAACGGGAAAGAGACAAGCAATGAGCACACGCATCCACTGCGACCAATACGGCATTCCGACCGACATCAGCGAACTGGAGGCGTGGAGTGAGTAGTCAGTATTGCAAGCCCTCTGGCAGTGATCCGGTATGGCGTTGCCCGGTCTGCGGTCAATGGTGGCAACTCGACCTACCGGACGGCGACTTCTGGGAGCCGATAAGCACGCTCAAAGCGTTCCTGCAGTTCCACCCGAAATGGAAAGCCGAACGCAAACACCGAAAGGCCCGCATATGAGCATCGACATCACCCAACAGGCATTGAACGCGCTCGCCGACGCCGGCCTCGGCAACGACAGCCCGGCCGAGGCCTACGTGATCGGATACACCCAAGGCCATGACGATGCGCTCGCGCTCGCCATCCAGCTCGAGCGGTCCATAAACCGTAGGCCGTTCATGCCGGACGAGGCGGAACGGCTCGCCATGCGCCTGCACGAGCAGGTCGGCGACTGCCCGATTGCCCACGAGAGCGGCAAGGCCATGGACGACAGCGAGCGCGAATGGTGGGTCAATCTGGCAGCGAGCGCATGGACGCTCATTGACGGGACGGAGGAAACGGAATGAGGAACGGTAGACCATGGGCTGTGAGGATCATGCCGGCCTTCGTGTGTGTGTTTGCAGCGTTCGTGGTCGGTTACGGGCTTGGCGAACAGGCGCAGCTCGGCGAACAGGATGTGCAGACCGTCACGCAGGAGGTGCGGCAGACCGGCGACGTCAAACGCCTGTGCATGACCGTCAAGACCGGTGACCTCATCGACGCCATGAGCTGCGAGCTCATCGACCCGCTGAGCGGAGGCGTCAAATGAGACCACGACTCACTTACGCGCAGAAGAGTGTGCTGCTCCAGCTCGTCAACCACGGCGACATGCAGCCCGCCGACGGCAACCACAAACGCACCTTCCAATCCCTGGAGGAACGCGGATACACGCAAGACGTCGGATACGGACGCTATGCCATCACCGAGGCCGGCCGTCGCGCGCTGCAAAAGGACTTGTCATGAAACGCCTGAGCATCGTCTTCACCTGCGACAGCGAACCAATCGGCCTCTACGAGATCGAACGCAGGCTCAGGACGGCGGGCTTCACAAGGCCGCAGGCCGGTTCGATCATGGACGCCGAACAGTCCGACGAACTCGCCGAAGCCTACCGAAAGGACGGCCGATAACCCATGGACTGGCGACATCAGGCCGCATGCCGCGACCACGACCCCGAACTCTGGTTCAGCGGCAAACCATACGAACAGGCGGCCGCGCTC